ACGTAAGAAAGAAGAGATAGAACGATTTCCGTAAATCTCAGCTTCTTTTTCGTATACATCAGGTAAAAATTGCTTTGTAAAATCAAAGTCTGTAATGTAATTGTTTTGAAATAAAGTCCCTTTAGTTTGTGAGGGCTGTAAATTTTCAATGCCAGTTGTTAAAGCCATTGTAATAAATTTTTAGTTAGTTTTTTAGTTTCATTCTTAATTTAGAGCTTGAATCTCCTGAAACAACTTTAAACTTTTGACCAGATTGGGTTTGTATAACGCCTTCTTTTCTAGGATCCATATTTATATTTTTAGCCTCCTTAGCGGATGTGCGAAGAGCATCGGCACGGCCTTGCTCATAAAAATGTTCTGCAAGTTTATCCGCATTTCTAGCGGCAAACAATGCTTTATGGTATCCCTTAGCGTCATTAATCTGTCCATCTTCTCCTAAAAACTTTTTAACAAAATTATTAATATCAGATTGTTGTGTTTTAGTGTCTGTAACATTGTTAACTTTATATCGGTATTTATTATTTCCAACCTGGAAATCAAAACCTTTAAAATTATCACTAAATACATTATCTGTTTTTTGTAAAAAAGATTTTTTTAGTTGTTCATTAGAATCAACACTCTGTTGGTATTCATTATAATACTCAAAAGCCTCTTGGTACTCCTGAGGAATATCTTGTTGCTTTCTCAACTTGAGATCAGCATAATATTTCTCTTTGTTTCCTTCTAAGAACTTTTTAGCATTAAATAATTCTTCTTTAAACGCTCTTTTTTTTGCGCGTATTTCTCTTGGGTCGTCATCTTCGTCATATGAAAAATTATCTTCCATATATTCATTAACTTCTTGACTATCCCAAGGTTTTGCTTGTTTATAATATTCACGTAATATTTGGCCTTCATCATAAGACGAAATATCGCGGTTTAAATTAACGTAGTCTTCTAAAGTACCCCCAGTTTCTTCCATAAACTTTAAAAGCTTATCAACATTTTCTGGCAATTCGACTTGAGGCTGTTGTGGTTGTTCATTAACCTTAGTTGCATTTTCATCAACTTTAGGTTGTTCTGTTTTTATTTCTTCAGCTTCTTCTTCGGTAACAAGTTCTAGCGGCGAGTTTTCTTCTTTAGTCTCTTGGGTTTCGGGTTGCTCCCGTACTTCTTTGACCACTTCTTTGCTATCTCCGGTTTCATTTTCCACAGAAACCTCCTCTGTTTTTCGCTCTTGAACGGCATCCTCTGTTGTTTTGTTTAATTCGTCTAAATTAATTTTAGGCACATCACCTGTTTCTTGTCCTGCAGCTTCTGGCGCAATATCACCGCTTTCAACCGCTTTATCAAGTACAGCTTGTTCTTGTTCTTGTGCTGATTTAGTTTCTTCGCTATCAACAGCACCTTTAATTTTCCATTCACTCATAATTTAATAATATATAATAATTAATAATTTTATCGTGGTTCAAACCCACTTAAATCAATACCACCTAAAACGTCATTACCGCTAGATTCAAAACCTTTTTTTGGTCTTGGGTCAGAAACCGGCTTTTGTAATTCAATTTGTTTTTTAGCATCAAGTTCCATTTCTTTTAACTTCATGTTTAGATCAAATTCAAACTGCATAAGCTCTTTTTTGGTAATAGCCTCTACTTCTAACTTTTTTATATCGTAACCAACCTGTGCTTCAGAAAGTTTTATTTTAGCTTCTGCTTTAATTGTTTCGGCTTGAGCTTTTGCTAGTTCAGCCGCTTGAGCTGCTTGTGCATTTGCTTGCGATTGAGCAGCAATATTTCTTTCTGCTTTTAATTGGTCTGTAACTTCTTTTCTAGCTCTTCTGTATTTTAATAGTTGGTTAGCTAATTTAATATTTTTTACTTGTCGAATATCAATTACATCATCTAAATGTATTTGATCTCTTGACAAAGCTATTTGAATGTTATTTTCAACAAGCTGTTTTTCGTCTTCGTCGGGATCAAGTTCTATAAAAATACCAAAATCATGCAGATGAAGCTTTTCCATTTCTTTTAAAGCTCCCACACTAAATCTGCCTATTGATGTAACTAACGCATCTCTTTGCGGGTGAAATTCTAAAACATCTTTTATTCTAATAGATATAGCCTCTGCTAACGATGTAGTTATATAAAGAGAACTATATAGAATATGTCTTGTTGCTGTATTAGAATTAGCAGCCGCAAGCTTTTGAACCCCCACAAGTGCATAAGGATCTGGATCAGAACCATCTCTAGCTTCGTTCAATCCAGTTACATCGCGTATCATATTTAAATAATAGTTATAAGCTTGTATCAGCAACTGAGATTGTTGTCCACCTCCTCCAGGCAATTCTTGAATAGGTATTTTGCCAGCATTCATATCGCCATCAACAGTCATAGACCTACCTATAACAGAGCCTGTTTGAAAATATAAATTTAAAGCTTCCTGCGGATTATAGTTTGTTCCATTGCCTAAATCAATTTCAGCTAAACCATCTGCGTCTAAATAAACACCTGATGGTGTCATTCTTTGTAGTACTTGCTGTAGCTTTAAATGTGTTAGTTGTATTAAGTCAGCATATGTTACCATTCTACTAACTAAACTTTCTATTTTTCCTTTATACATTCTTGGTGCACTAACAACATAATTCATCATTACTTTGTTTGCATTAGAATCTGGTCTAACCATATTAGAAGCTTTTTCCCATTTAAGAAGATTATTAGCACCTAATACCATAACGCCTTCATAAATAGTTTCTATAGCTGTTTCTACTTTTTCAAATCTAGTTCTTTGATCTTTTGGAGGATTAAATTTATCATCTTTTTTAATTGCTTTTTTTGCCCCAGTAGATGTTTCTTTTATTTTATAAACACTTTTTTCCCAAGTTTTCCAATTAAAGTAAAGAACATTTAATGTATTACTATCAGTTGAATCATCAATATTAGATGTTGCGTAATCATAGTTTTTAAAATTACTTGATTGTTTTACAGCAAGATCAAACTCCTCGTCTGATAAGTTGGGAAATTGTTTTTTAAGCTCGTTGCTTTTTATTTGTTTTATTTCACCAAAATAATATACATCTTGAAAATCTGGATCTTCTGTGTACGAATATATAAGGTTTGCAGGATCAACATACTCTAACGTTATGCCATCTGTGTTATTAAAACCATGTTTCGCAGCCGATATGCCCAATACAGTTTGATCGTAATCAACCCGCTTTTTTAAGTTTGAAAATTTATTTCGCAAAAATACATTATTAATAGCTTGTTCTTGAGCTATTTCAATGCTTTGTTTATACCCAATCTGCATATAAAGCTCCAGCTCTTCTTTGTCAGCTGGTAAATCTTCTTCAGGTATTGTTTTTACTTCAACTCCTAAAGCGTCTTCTATCGAAGATAGAAAATCTTTTGCCATCATTTCATTTGAAACTGTTTCAACAAAATCTGTTCTTGTCTGTATAGACGTTGGATCTTGTGCAAAAGCTTTAACTGTAAACAACCTATCTTGCATTCCGTTTACAACAATATCTACAAACTTAGGAATAATTGGGACTGGTGTCCAATCTAAGTTTAAATAAGATAAATCGCCGTTAACAGAAAATTCATCTTTGTACTTTTGAATTGATTGCTCACCTCTTGCATATAACCTCAATTTGTGGAAGTCTCTTTGGTTTTGAGCAAACCTTCCTGTACCAGATGATTTTCTAAACCACTCATTTTGTATACCTCGCGCCACTTCCATTCCGTAGGCTTTGCTCGCTTTAGTAGCATCGTCAACCGATTGGCTGGGAAATTGGGTAACTTGTCCTGTAGCTTCTGCCATTTTTTATTGTATTATTTTACTATTCAATCCTGAATTATTATATTTTGAAAAACCAAAATCTATTTTTTTAACTTCTCTTGTAGTTTTAGATGCATATAAATGTCTTTGGCAAGCCATTATAGCTAAGCCAGAACTAATTGATGCATCAAATTTAGTTCTTTTATTAATATCAAATTTAGCCCAATCCTCAAGCGTTCTTTGAAAAAACATTTTACCGTGTTCACCATTTTCTTTTAGTCCAACATGGCTTTCAATGTAGCTTTCAATAGCTGCAGCGTGTGCTTGCCTTATATCTTCTGAAGAGTTTGGTATGCCACCTAACTCTCTTTCTGTTACAGACAATTTGTTTCTTGCTTTATCAGGTCTATTCATAGAGTAACCTCTATAACCTCTTCTTTTAATATGATATAATAATCTAGGTTTATTGTTTTCCGCTAATATTGGCATGCCGTAAAATACCATTGCCATTAAAACGTCTTCAAAAAATATTTCTGCAGTTTGTGGCCGAGCAACATATTCTAAAAAGAATTGACTTGATGGAACGTCTGCAAGCATACTAAATGTTGTTAAACCGTGTAATGCTCCATTTGAACCTCCACCATCAACTGTTCCGCTAATATCATAACTGTCACAACCAAATGCGCCTAAATCTTTATTACCAGGATATTTTACACCGTTTTGAACAATTATATTGTTTTGTAATTCAACTGGTGGTATCCAAGATAATTTAAATCTTCCTGTTTTATTTGGGTGAAACTCTACAATAGAATCTTTAACTCCATTTCTCCAGCTGAACGATCCACGAGTAATATACCCGTTCATTGTCATTTCTTCATTAAAATCTACTTGCTCATATATCTTATTTAAATTGAATAAAGATCTTGCTATTTCATCTCTAAAAGCGTGTTTTTCACTTCTTGGAAATTGACGATAAAATTCATTCAACGCATCATTATCCCCTTTGAGTCCATCTGCTTCATTCTCCCAATGCTCGATAACTCCGACATAGATAAGCTCTCCATCGATTCCTTTGATTGGCTTTTCTGGAGTATCGAATACAGGAAATCCATATTGATCAATGAATCCCTCGTAGTTCCATTCCATAGGTATGAACAAAGAGTATAGTCCACTAGCAGTTTGCCCATTGCGAT